GCTCGGAAGAAAATCTGCATGCTGACCGACGCTACCGAGTACGCGCAGTCCATCGTCGACGGCCGACGCCCGAGCGGAAAATGGATTTTCGCGGCGGCGAAAAAATTTCTCGCGGATCTCGAGCGCGAGGACGTTTACTTCGACGACGAGGAAGGCGCGCGGCTTGTGGAGTTCTTCCGCGGGCTCACGCTGATCGGCGACGCGAGCGACGAGCCCTTCGAGCTTCGCCCGTGGCAGCTGTGGGCCATCGGCAACATTTGGTGCTGGCGCCGGCGCGACGATCACACGCGGCGCGTGTCAAACGCGGTCTTGCAGGTCGGCCGTGGAAACGGCAAGACGACCCTGATGGCGGCCCTCTGCCTGTACGACCTGTGCAGCGGGCCCGGTCGGCGGGTTCACGTGATCGCGAACCGCGAGGAGCAGGCCATGATTTGCGTCGACACCGCAAAGACAATGGTCGGCCGCATGTCGAACACAGACGTCGAGACGCGGTTTAGCCACATCATGCGCAAGGACGCCGACTGCATATTCACGGCCCTGCCGGCAAAGGCCTCGAGCCTAGACGGCCTCACGCCGAGCCTGTGGATCGCCGACGAGGCCGCCGAGTACAAGGGGCGCTTCCTGACCAAGCTCAGCAGCGCTATGGCGAAGCGGCGCGAGGCCCTCGGCGTGATCATCTCGACGCCGGCCGACAACCCCGACGGCATCTACGGCGAGAAGATCGCCCATTGTGAGGCCATCCTCAAGGGCGAAGTCGAGGACGACTCGACGGTTGCCATGTTGTTTGGCGTCGACGACGACGACCAGCTCGACGACGAGGAAGCGTGGTTGAAGGCAAACCCGGGCGCCGAGCACCACCAGCCGAGCGTGAAGAGCTTGCGGCGCACGTGGCAGAGCTCGAGGACGACGCCAATGGGGCGCGCGGAGTTCGCCCGCTACCATTGCTGTCGGATGACCGAGGAGCAGGGCGGCTGGCTGGATATGTCGCTGTGGCCGGCGCCGACCGAGATCGACTGGGCGTCGCTGCGCGGACGCGCGGCGTGGGTCGGCCTCGATCTCTCGAAGTCGCTCGACTTGACGGCCCTCGTCGTGATCGTCCCGCTCGACGACGGCCGCGTCGCGCTGCGCGGGCACTACTGGTGGCCCTCGCACGCCGTCGCGCAGCGCGAGGTCGACTACAGGATGCCGATCCGCAACTGGGCGGCGAACGGGAAACTCACGCTCACACCTGGCCGCGAGATCGACTACGGCGCCGTGCGCGAGACTTTGAAAGCGATCGCCGAGGAGTTCAACCTACAGTCCGTCGCGTTCGACCGTTGGGGCTCGAAATACTTCGCCGAGGTCGTGCAGAACGAGGACGGCATACCGCTCGAGGCCTACTCGCAGGGCATCTCGACGATGGGACCGGGGTGCCAGCTGTGGCAGCAGTATTGGGTCGGCGGCAAGTTCGTGATCGCCGACGACCCGATCATGCGGAACGCCTGCCGGACCGCGATCGCGCTGCGCGACACCAATGGCAACATCAAGGTCGACAAGCGGCGCGCGCAGTCGATCGTCGACCCGCTCGTGGCCGCGATCATGGGCCTGCATTGCTGGGGCGGCGAGGTCAGAAGCGTATACGAGGATATGTAATTCGGATCACACCCTGCTCCGCGCGCGCGCACACGATGCCGCCGTGCTCAAGGGCCTCGTACAGCGACTCTTTCCGCCGAACTGGGTAGGACACTCCTACCCGATCTCGTGGCTTGCAAACGAGACGGTCGTCCCGACGCCGATCGTCAATCCGTTTCAGGCGCTGCGATACACGCCTGTGTACCGCGCGTGCACGCTGATCGCGTGCGACATCGCGCGCATCGAGAGCACGATCTCGGACGAGTCCTGCAACTCGCTTTGGCAGAACCCGTCGACGTTCATGTCGGCGTACGAGTTCCGTCGCAGCCTGCTGATGAACGCGCTGATATGGGGCAACGGCTTCGCGATCATCAACCGCACCGCGACGGGCGAGCTCGTCGAGTTCCTTCCCGTGCTCTCCGAGCAGATCCAGCTCGATCTGTCGACCGGGCGGCCGCGCTACAAGACGCCGCAATACGGCGTCGTCGAGGCCGAGGACATGCTCCACATCCGCGCGCCGGGCCTCTCGGGCATCTGGGGCGAGTCGCCCGTGAACATGTGCCGCACCAGCATGTCGCTGCTTTCGGCGCAGGAGACGATGGCGCTCAAGAACTTTGCCAACGCCGGCAACCCGAAGATCGCGATCGTGCATCCGGGCAAGCTCTCGCCCGAGGCCATGCAGCGCATCGAGCGCGACTACATGTCGCGCCACGCCGGCAGCGAGAACGCAGGCCGCCCGCTCGTGATGGCCGAAGGCGTGAAGGTCGAGCGCATCTCGAGCACGCTCGACGACACGGGCCTCGAGGCGGCGCGCCGCTACTCGGTCGGCGACGTTTCGCGCATCTATGGCGTGCCGGCGTCCTATCTCTCGGAGAACGTCGGCAGCGCCTACGGAAACATGGAGTGGCTATCGCGCATGTACGTCGACTCGTGCCTGCGGCAATGGATGGGCGCGATCGAGGGCGAGGTCCTGCGAAAGCTCGCGTCACCTGGCGAAACTATGTCGTGGGATCTTGACGAGCTCATGCGCCCGGGAATCGCCGAGACGATGGCCGCGCTGCGCACCGCCGTCGAGGCTGGATTTATGACGCGCAACGAAGCGCGCGAAGAGCTCGATCTCGAGCCGATCGACGGCCTCGACGATCCCGTGCTCGCGAAGAACGTCGGCACCGGCGGCGGGCAGACCAACATCGGAAACGATACCAGCGCGCAAGCGGGGAGCCCAAATGATTTCGCGTCGTGACTTCACGAGCGCGCCGGCGATCGAAGGGCGCACGCTGACGGGCGTCGCAGCCGTCTACGGCCAGCCGTCGCGCACGATCCGCGAGGGCGGGCGCAGTTTCACCGAGCGCATCGCGCCGAACGCCTTCGGCGAGCTCGGCGACGTGAAGCTCTACTACAACCATGATCCGAGCATGCCGCTGGCGCGCTCGAGCAGCGGGACGCTTTTGCTCGACAACCGAGCCGACGGCCTGCATTACACGGCGACCCTTCCCGACACGACCCTCGGCAACGACGTGCGCGAGCTTATGACGCGCGGCGACCTGACGGGCGCCATGTCGTTCGGGTTCTACGTCACCCGCGACTCGTGGAACAAGCAGCGCACCGAGCGCACCGTGCAGGAGGCGAAGCTCATCGAGATCAGCCTCGTGCAGGACGCCGCATACCCACAGACCACATCGAGCCTGCGGAGCGTGTCCGCGGCCTTCGACGAAGCCGTCGCCGCACGGCTCGATCTCCACCTTGCAAGGATTCAGAACCATGTCCGACATTGAGAAGCTCGAGAACATCACCCACCACTACCGCAAGTCCCTCGAGGCCTACGAGGCGCGCACCCGCAACAAGGGCAGCACCGTCGACCGTCTCGGCTCCGGCGAGGAGCGCGAGAAGTTCTCGAAGATGGACGCCGACATGACCGAGACCGAGGTCCGCATGCAGCAGGCCTTCGCCGAGGCCCGCGCCGCCGAGAAGAAGGCGAAGGATCTCGAGGAGCGCATGGCGCGTCTTGAAAAGACCCCGAAGTTCGCCGCTACCTTCGGCGAGCACCGCGGCGAGATCTCGACCGACGACTACGCGCGCCGCTACTTGAGTGCCGTGATCAAGGGCGACCAGCGCGAGCTCCGCGCCGTCACCGCGCTCGCGACCGACTCCTCGGGCGCTGCGATCCCGACCGACATGGAGCGCCGCATCGTCGAGAAGCTCTACCAGTCGAGCGTGCTGCGCCAGCTCGCCGTCGTGAACAACGTCGACTCGAAGCGCACGATCACCGTCGAAGGCAGCCTGCCGACCACCACCAAGGTCGCAGAGTCCGCCGCCGATCCGGGCACCGGCACGGCAGCCACGCTGTCCTACCCGACGTTCGGCACGCAGATCTCGGTCGGGTACACCAAGTACGTCACGCCTGTGAAGATGTCGCAGGAGTTCCTCGAGGACGCGATCGGCACCGGCGGCATCGGCAGCGGCCTCGACTACGTCGCGCGCAAGTGCGCAGTTTCGATGGCGCTCAAGCATGAGGAGCAGTTCACCGTCGGCGACGGCAGCGGCGATCCGCAGGGCATCGCGCTGAACGGCCTGATCACGCAGACCGTCGAGATCGCTTCCAGCACC